CATGGTGAAGAAATATCAATTGCTGTTAGGTCGTTTACATGGGGTTATGACTTATTTCACTTACATAGAACAATAATTTGGCATTATTATACCCGAAGGGGTTCAATAAAACAATGGGATGATGACAAAGATTGGCCAAAGAGAAATGATTACTGTTATTACAAAAACAGAAAACTTTTTGGAATGGAAATCGACAACAATAATATAAATTGGGGTGATTATGGTTTTGGTTCACATAGAACATTAGAAGATTATGAAAAATATGCGGGCATATCTTTTAAGAAAAGAGGAGTCCAACAATATACTCTTGACGAAAGATATCCACCGAACCCTGTCATTGAAAATCAAGAGGACTATGAAAACTCATTTTCAATTAGATTTAAACATTGTATTGATATCGGATATCACGATGTTCCATATGATGATTATACTTTTTGGGCGGTCGCATTTGAAGATGAAGAGGGTAATGAAATTTTTAGACAGGATGCAAATCCAAATGAAATAAAAAATATGAAAAATGATAAAGATGGATACTGTAAACTATGGAGAAGTTTCGAAACAACAAAAAGAGTTGCGAAATGGATTGTTTGGCCCCACTCCGCTGAACACGGATGGGGTGAGAGACTTGAGGGGAAACTTTAATTTAGATTTTAGTGTTGAAGTGGTGGAAATTACCCCAACACCAAAAGTATCGAAATTAGAAAGAATTTTGGTTCATCTACCTGCGTACAGAGAACCAGAATTAATTCCAACAATTAAAAGTGCGTTAGAAAATGCTGAATTTCCCGAAAGAATACATTTTGGGATATGTAGACAATATAATCCGGAAGATGATTTTGATAATGTTGATGAGTATAGAAACGACCCAAGATTTAAAATCAAAGACATTGTGTACACCGAAGCAAAAGGTTTAGCATATGCTAGAGGTATCATCAACGATGAGTTACTAACAGATGAAGAATTTGTTTGTCAATTAGACTCACATCATAGATTTGATAAAAATTGGGACAGTACGTTAATTGGTTGGTATCATGAATTAAAAAATGATGGTCATAATCCATTAATATGTGGTTATTTACCATATTACGACCCATTTAATGACCCCGAAAAACGTGTTCAAGAACCTTGGTTTTCAAGAGCAGAATGTTTTTATCCTCACGGTACCATTTTCATAAGACCAAGTGGTGTTAGGGGTGGTTGGCAACATTTAACCAAACCATATCCCGCAAGATTTATTAGTGGTCACTTTTGTTTTGGTCCAAACAAATGGGCAAAAGAGGTTAGACATGACCCAAACATTTTCTTTGCTGGTGAAGAAATAAATTTATCTGTGAGGAGTTTCACGTATGGATACGATTTATTTCACCCACATAAAGTCGTGATTTGGCATGCAACAATGAGAGAAGAAAGAGCAGGAAAATTGGTTTGGGATGACCAACACAAAAGAGGTGAACCTATGTGGTGGAAACAACAAGAAGTTGGTCGTTCGAGGATAAGACAAATGTTAACAGGTGAAGATAATGGTCATGATTTGGGACCATATGGTTTAGGTACAGTAAGAACCGTTCGTGATTATGAAAAATATGCCGGTATTCACTTTAAAAATAGAGCGTTTCAAAAATGGACAATTGATGATAAACCACCACCAAACCCACAATTTGAAACAGAAGAAGAATGGGAAAATTCATTTACTCGTTCGTTTTATTATTTGGTGACAATACATAGAGAAGATTTACCTGAAAATGACTATGACTTTATTTTGGTTGCATATGATGATGAAAACGGGGAGTCGATATTTAGTAAGTACATCGACGATGCTCAATTAAAAAATTTTCTAACACATGGACATCAAATTCACTATGAAGAAATGTTTTATATTGAAAAAGAACCATCAAGAGTGGTATTTTGGGCCCATTCACCTGAAAGAGGTTGGGCCGAAAGAAAAGAAATAAAATTAAAATATGAACCAATTTGATATTAATAACATAAATATACCATTTGTATATAATAAACCAGGTGAATTTATTCCAGGAAAAACATCAATTTATTATTCGGGACCATATTGGAATGAGAACGAAATGAAAGCCGCAATTGAAACTTTGTTAAATGGAAAATGGATTACTGCAGGAGAAAAGACTTTTAAATTTGAAAGACAATTTTCTAAAAAATTTAAAGTTAAACATTCTTTAATGGTTAATTCAGGTTCTTCCGCCAATTTAGTTTTAATGAACGGATTAAAGATAAGATTTGGTTGGGAAGATGATGATGAAATTATTGTTTCACCTGTTGGTTTTGCCACAACAATATCTGTTATATACCAAAATAGATTAAAACCTGTTTTTGTTGATATTGAATGGGAAACTCTAAATTTTAATGTTGATGAAATTGAAAATAAAATTACGAATAAAACAAGAGGAATATTCGTATCACCTGTTTTAGGTAATCCCCCTGATTTTGATAAATTAATTGAAATTGCTGAAAAATACAATTTAAAATTAATTGGTGATAATTGTGATAGTTTAGGTTCCAAATGGGATGGAAAATATTTAAACGAGTATTATGTCGCATTTTCAAATTCATTTTATCCTGCCCACCACATTTCAACCGGTGAAGGTGGTATGGTATGTACAAACGATGATGAATTAATAAAAATAATGAGAAGTTTAGCTTGGTGGGGTAGAGATTGTTATTGTGTTGGTTCCGCTAATTTATTAAGTTGTGGTACCTGTGGAAGAAGATTTGATAAATGGTTAGATTCATATCACGGGGATGTTGACCATAAGTATGTTTTTTCTAACATGGGTTATAATTTAAAACCATTGGACTTACAAGGTGCAATTGGTATTGAACAATTAAATAAATTTGATGAAATTGAAACAAATAGAAAGGTTTCCAAAAAAACATTGGAAAAAATATTCATAGATAATATAGAAGATATTTCCGCGGTTAAAACTTTAGAAAAATCAGATGTTTCTTGGTTTGGAACTCCTTTTATTTGTGAAAATTATGAATTAAAATCAAAACTTGTTGAATTTTTGGAAGAAAATAAAATACAAACTCGAAATTATTTTGCGGGTAACATTTTAATTCACCCTGGTTATAAATTTTTAGACGATTACACAAAATACCCTGAAGCAAATAAAGTATTAGATAAAGTGTTTTTTATTGGGGCATCACCACATTATAATCAAGAAATATTCAATTATGTGGAGAGCGTCGTTAAAAATTTTAATTAAAATGAAATAAATTATTTGTACATAAATTTAATTATGATAAAACTTATTATTTTTGATTTAGACGGTGTTTTGGTTGATGCGAAAAATATACATTATGAATCTTTCAATTTGGCATTAGGTGAATATTCTATAACATGGGATGAACATCTATCTACTTATGATGGTTTGAAAACCAGTCAAAAATTAGAAATTTTACACAAATCAAAAGGATTACCTAAAGAAAAGTTTATTCACATATGGGAAGATAAACAAAAATACACTCTTCAAGCTTTACAAAGTTTAAAACCATCTCATGGTTTGAAATTGTGTATGGATTTATTAATTAAAGATGGATACAAATTAGCGGTTTGTTCAAATAGTATTCGTAAAACAGTATTGACCGTTTTATCTAAATTTGATATAATTGATAAGTTTGATTTGATATTATCAAATGAAGATGTTCAAAATAGTAAACCTCATCCAGAAATTTATTGGAAAGCAATTTCTAAAATTGGTTGTTTACCTGAAGAAACTCTCATTATTGAAGATTCGCCCTATGGTTTACTATCTGCGTCAAGAAGTAGTTCCCATGTTTTTAGAGTTGAAAATCCCAAAGAAATTACTTATATTAACATATTAGAAAAAATAAAAAAAGTAAATAACCTTAATGTTATGAAATCACCAAAATGGGAAAATAGTAAGTTAAATATTTTAATTCCAATGGCAGGTGCTGGTTCTAGATTTGAACAAGCCGGATATACGTTTCCAAAGCCACTTATTGATGTTTTTGGAAAACCTATGATACAAGTTGTTGTCGATAACTTAAATATGCGAGCTAATTATATCTATGTGGTTCAAGAAAAACATAGAAAAAAATATAATTTAGACACTTTATTAAATCTAATAACTCCAGAGTGTAAAATTATAGGGATAGACGGGTTAACTGAAGGAGCAGCATGTACTGCTCTTCTCGCTAAAGAATACATAAACAATAATTCTCCTTTGTTTTTTGCAAATTCAGACCAGTTTGTTGAATGGGACTCAAATGAATTTATGTATAAAATGCAAGAAACTAATTGTGATGGGGGTATTGTTACATTTGAATCCACTCATCCAAAATGGTCTTTCGCAAAAATAAACGAACTAGGATTAGTAACCGAAGTTGCTGAAAAAAATCCAATATCAAACATGGCAACTGTTGGGTTTTACTATTGGAAGTATGGGTCAGATTTTGTTAAATACGCGGAACAGATGATTGATAAAAATATTAGAGTAAACAATGAATTTTATGTTTGTCCGGTATTTAATCAAGCAATTGAGGACCATAAACAAATTAGAACGTTTAACATTAAAAATATGTGGGGTTTAGGGACACCAGAAGATTTAAATTATTTTTTAAAAGAATATAAATAGAATGAAAAACATTAAAGAAATTGAGTTAATCGAAACCAACCAATTATTATATGACCATTTTAATTCGTTTATTTTAAGTAATGATACAAAAGTTTTTAATAAATTAATATCAAGAACATTAATTTATAATGAGATTAAAAACACTCCTGGTGATATAGTTGAGTGTGGTGTATTTAAAGGAACAGGTATTTATACTTTTTTAAAATTAAAAAGAATATTTAATCCAAATTCTTCTAAAAAAGTCATTGGTTTTGATTTTTTTGATACAGATAATTTAATATCAAAAATAAAAAACGACGAAGATAAAAGATATATGGATGTTTTATTTAAAGAAAGGTCGTTTCACCATTCTAAAACATTTAAAGAAAATTTAAAATTACAGATAACTAATGATGGTTTTTTGGACCATGAATTTGATTTAATAGATGGAGATGTATCAATAACCAGTAAAGAATTTTCAAAAAATAATCCAGGATTTAAAATTTCATTATTATATATTGATTTAGATTTGGAGATTCCAACATATAACACATTAGTGAATTTGTGGGACAATATTACCAAAGGGGGAATTGTAGTATTTGATGAATACGGATATCATAAGTGGAGTGAGTCGAAGGGTGTGGATAGATTTATTGAAGAGAGAGGTATTGAAATCCAATCACTTAATTTTATGTGTCCAACCGCGTATATTAAAAAATGATACTAATATCACATAGGGGAAATTTAGATGGTCCGATACATAGTTCTGAAAACCATCCTGATTACATTGACAACGCATTAAACTTGGGTTATAATGTCGAAATTGATGTGTGGGTCATAGATGATATAATATTTTTGGGACATGATAGTTTACAATATAAAATTGATATTGAATGGGTTTTTAAAAGAAATGATGTGTTATGGGTTCATTGTAAAAACATTGATGCGATAGAATTTTTCAATGAAAAAAATATAGGTATAAATTATTTTTGGCATCAAAAAGATGATGTAACGCTAACTAATAAAGGATTTATTTGGGCTTATCCTGGTAAACAACCAATAAAAAAAAGTATCGCAGTTATGCCCGAATTATTTAATGATGATTTGTGTGAATGTGCGGGAATTTGTTCCGATTATATAATAAAATATGAAAAAAAAATATTAATATGAAAAAAACTTTAGAGTATTTAATTGATGTATTAGTTTATAATAATATAGACACATTTTTTTTAGTAACAGGAGGAGCAATTGCACCAATTGTCGACTATGTTGGTACACACCCTAATACTAAGTATTATTGTTTTCAACACGAACAATCCGCCGCAATGGCTGCTGAAGCATATTTTAGGGTATCGGGTAAATTGGGTGTGGTATTGAGTACTAGTGGGCCGGGAGTTCAAAATTTACTTAATGGTCTATGTGGTTGCTGGTATGAATCAATTCCTTGTTTGTTTATAACAGGACAAGTAAGTACTTTTGAATCTATTGATTTCACAGAAAATAAACCTAGACAAATAGGTTTTCAAGAAATGCCCGTTGTTGAATCTTTTAAACACTTTACTAAGTTTATAAAAAAAGTAAATACTAATAATAATATTCAACAAGTAATTAAAGAAGCGATTGAAAGTTGTTATAATGGGAGATTTGGGCCTAGTTTGTTAGATATTCCCGTAGATATCCAAAACAGTTTCATGGAAAACATTTCATTAATTAAACTTAACAACACAAAATTAATTGTTGATTTAGATTTAAATGAAAAAATAAATATCATTAATACAAAAATTATTGAAAGTCAAAGACCTTTGTTATTAGTAGGTCACGGAGTTAGGTTATCTAACTCAACTGAGGATATTTTAAAACTAATAAATAAATTAAATATACCTTTTGTGGTAAGTTGGGGTGGATTTGATTCGGTTCCCCATAATCATCCTTTATTTATTGGTGATATTGGGGTATATGGTAGTAGAGGAGGAAATTTTGCAATTCAAAATTGTGATTTATTATTGTCAATAGGTTCTAGATTGGATACAAGACAGACAGGTGGTGATTTAAAATCGTTTTCCAGAGAATCATATAAAATTATGGTTGATGTGGATGAAAATGAAATCAATAAAGGAAGAGGATTAAAAATAGATTTACCAGTTGTGTGTGATGCTAATGTTTTTATAAATACTTTATTAAATTTTTCTATTTTCCATAATAAAAAAGAATGGAGTGATAAATGTAACGAATATAAGAGTATAAAAGAAAAAAGAATAACAAAAACAAATACATTAACATCTTATGAGTTTTTAGAATATTTAAACACTCAACTCCCTAATAATTCTATAATTATTCCCGATGAAGGAGGTAATTTAGTATGGACAATGCAGTCTATAAAAAATAAATCAAATCAAAGAATATTTTCTAATTTTGGTAATTCCTCTATGGGATATGCGTTGCCAGCCGCGATAGGTGCATCAATTGGTAGTAAAAACCCTATTATTTGTATAGATGGTGACGGGGGTTTTCAAATGAACCTTCAAGAATTACAAACTGTTAAACATTACAATCTTCCAATAAAAATATTCATAATGAATAACAATTGTTATGGTATTATTAAACAGTTTCAAGATTTAGTTTTTAATTCAAGATATATTGCCACAGAAAAGGAGGATTATTCCGCACCTAATTTTGTTAAAATTGGTAAAGCTTATGGAATTGAATCTATTGAAGCAAATAAAAAAAATTACAAAGAGGTTGTAAATTTCGCTATCCAAAAAAAAGAGAGTATATTGGTAAATGTGATTATAGATAATCAACAAAAACTAAACCCCAAATTAGAATTTGGAAATCCTTTAGAAGATATGTACCCTTATTTAGATGATGAGATAATAGAAAAAAACATGATAGTAAAAAGGGTTCCAAGAAAAGAGAAAATTAAAAGTTGGGTGACTTTAAATAAATAAAAAAATAAAAATAAATTATGGCAGCAGACAGTAAAACAAAAAAAACTATTTTGACACTAAATCAAAATAAATTAAAAAAAATTAAAACAGTATTAGTGACGGCATATGATTATCCACAAGCAAGAATTGCGGATAGTGCTGGTGTTGACTGTATATTGGTGGGTGATTCTATGGGTATGACAACATTAGGGGATAAAACAACAATCCCTGTTACTATGGATGACATGATTCGTTCATGTGAAGCAGTAAGTAGAGGAAATGAAAATGCTCTTGTTATTGGAGACATGCCCTACATGTCCTATCAACCTTCAAATCAAATAGCAATAGAAAATGCGGGTAAATTCATTGTTGCTGGTAGTGATATGGTTAAAGTTGAGGGCGCAATGTATGAAAGAATAAAGGCCATTTGTGATTCGGGTATTATGGTTATGAGTCATTTAGGATTGACACCACATACTCGAGCTAAGTTAGGTGGTTATAAGGTACAAGGTAAGACCGCTGACCAAGCTGAAATAATTCTTAATCAAGCGCTTAAACTTCAAGAATCGGGATGTTCCGCTTTATTATTAGAGGCGATGCCAAAAGAACCAGCTAAAATAATTGCAAATGAACTAAACATTCCAGTTTATGGTATTGGTGCGGGTGATGAAGTAGATGGTCAATTAGTTATATTCCATGATTTGATGGGGTTGTTTTGGGAATTTAAATCTAAATTCGTAAAAAGATATTGCGAAGCAGGAGAAATTATGGTTAAAGCGTTAACCGATTATGCAAACGAAGTCCGTTCGGGTCAATTTCCCTCATCTGATAATTTTTATGAAATAAAAGAAGAAGAATTGGAAAAGTTATTAGGTGATGAAAAATGGAAATATGAAATAGATAAAGATTATTATAATAATAAATCGCATAGTGTGACCCCTATTACTATGAATCCAACTGTAATTAAACGATAGTGAAAGTAATAGTTACGGGAGCAAATGGATTTTTAGGTTTTCATTTTGTAAAAAAATTACAAAATGAAAACCATGAAATTTGCTCGATAGTAAGAAACACATCTAATCCGTATGAAAAAATATTAGAATTTGAACCTGATGTGATTGTTCATTTTGCTTGGGATGGTGGGAACAATTATCTAAATGTGAGTGACATAAAACAGTTTGATAATGTTATAAACGGTATTGAGTTATTAAATATATCGAATAAATTATCTAAAAAACCAAAATTTATCGGCATTGGAAGTTTCTCAGAGTATGGAATTTTAGAACGTCCAGCGGTAGAATCTGATAAAGAAAACCCAAATAGCTTGTACGGTTTATCTAAGTACACATTTAAAAATTACAGTAAAATAATATGTGAAAAATTTAATATGAATTGGGTTTGGGTAAGACCCTGTTATGTTTATGGACCTCGAGATGTGTCTACAAGATTAATCCCAAAAGTAATCAATACCGTTTTAAATGATGAAAAATTAGAATTAGACAATTGTGACAAAATAATAGATTATCTTTATATTGATGATTTTACTAATTATTTATATACACTGATAATAGGTGATGACACTGATGGTATATATAATTTATGTTCCGGTAATCAATATAATTTAAAAGAAGTTATATGTACAATATCTCAATTAATGAATGGTTTTAGTAATATTAGTTTCAACAACACTTCTATTAGAGATTTAACATCGCCAATTATATGTGGTAACAATTATAAAATAAAAAAATATAGTAAAATAACAAAATTAATAGATTTATCTGATGGATTAAATAAAACAATAAAATATTATAAAGATGAAAGACAAAATAACGATAAAAGATAACAAATGGGTTTGGCCCCTAATAGATGAAAATTCTTGGGAGGGACAAAATAAATTTATTGAATTACCCGAAAAAATATTACCACATGTAAAAAATAAAAATATAATGGTTCAGGCTGGTGGTAACTGTGGGTTAATTTTAAGCAAATTCGTTGAACATTTTAGTATAATATATACATTTGAGCCTGACCCTATAAATTTTTATTGTCTAAACCAAAATGTAACATCACAAAATGTGATAAAAATGCAAGCATGTTTAGGAAATATAAATAGACCTGTGTCAACTCAACAACTTATCAGACCCGAAAGATTACATGATATTGGTGGGGTCCATATTGTTGGGGAAGGATATACTCCAACAATTTTAATTGATAATTTAAATCTTACAGGTTGTGATTTGATTCAATTAGATGTAGAGGGTTATGAGTTAAATGCTTTATTAGGTGCTATTGAAACCATTAAAAAATATAAACCAGTATTATGTATTGAATTTTGTGAAAAATGGTTAAATAGATACGATTCAAATTCCGATAAACTATTTGAGTTTATAAACCAATTAGGTTATATTCAAATTGAAGAATACGGGGTTGATAAAATATTTATTTATAAATAATTTTTAGTCTTTACACTCTAACAATTAAATAATACATTTAAAACTTATCATATGAAAAAAACTGAAATAAGTAAGTCTTTTTATTTTATATATGTTGTTGTTGGTCCAACATATATAAACTCTATTTTATCACAACTTAAAAAATCACCATCAAATGCAAATGTTGTTATTTTAACAAACACCCCTGAATTAGTGAAAAACACAAACATTCCTTGTAATTTAATTGTTGACAATATTGAAAATTATATGAGTGAGTTTGACAAAAAAAAAGAATTTATTTTAAAGATATATGATGCTGATGAATATGACATTGAATTGTCAAAATTATATAACGGAAATAAAGACAACGTTGAGTCGGGTAATGGATATAGATTTCCCCATACAATAGTTAGACATGCAATAAAATGGTGCGTAGACAATGACATCACTAATTTTATAATTTGCGATTATGGTTGTGTCATAAATCATGATTTTGATAAAATTTTAAATGATATTACAGATGCGTTTAATGATAAATATGACAACATTATAGGTGCACATCCCAATTATATACACGATGAAGACTCATCGTTTTATGATAGATTTAGAAACATTACACCATATATTAATGAAACAATAGAAAGAGAAAACATAGAATTAGAGAAAATATCACCTAAATTTACATGGGCAGCAGGTCTTCCTGAAGAATATCACGTCACTAAACGAGGTGAGATAAATATGGATGGTTTTTGTACTTTGTATTTATTTAAAGATAAAGATTTATTACATAAATTTTATAGAATATATAATGACATAGTAAGACAGCTTTATAAAGATAGACCGGACGCTTTAGATTTTAAAAATTTAGAAAATTACGATGGTTATTTTTCAAATAAAAATACTGTTATAAGTGACGATGAAGTAGAAAACATAGTGATTGAGTTATTCG